TCGTTAAGATGGAGTAATAATTCAGCATCGGTTAATGTAGCATTAGCTAAAATTTCAGCATTTAATAATGCAAAGTTCATAACAGCCCCTATGCGTGAGTAAGTATGCCGGCACGTTAATTGCCCCTAAGTCTTGTTTACCCGTGTGTAATAACGGCGGAATTAAGCGTAACTGTTTGGCCTGCGGTAAAGTCCACACTGTCAAGTACTATATCTGTACCTGTAAGACCTACCGTTAATCCCGTAATTACATCATCCGCGTCACCGTTTCGTAGTCTGGCCTCCGCAGCGGTCCCGGTAGCATCCGCTGCTAAATCGGATTGAGGCATGGTAAAACTGAGCGCTGGCCCGGTTACCGAGCCACTTGGATCAGCCAAAGTAAGCGTAGCTAAGACGGATGCCATTCCCGTAGTACCAATCTCAATATACGCGGGTGCTACCGAGGCATCGAGTGTTGAGAGAACTGCGTCCATCCGTGCCGTTTTTGTGAGGGTAGAATAGTCAATTGCCATAATAAGTATTCCTATCATTAAAAGTATTTTGTGCAAAGTATTATATATCATATTTTAATACTTTGCTTTATCTTGTTTTCAGGCATATTGCAATATGCCTTAGCCGCATTCGTTTCTTCCTTTAGGTTCTTTTAGATATGCAAAAAAGGCAGTTATAAGGACGGTTAACGCGGACTCCATCCCTGTCATACTATGCATTAGCTCTGGTTGGTAAAAGTTGAGTATCCCTACTAGTACGATCGCTAGGGCTCCGCCCTCAGATACGTCGCGAATATTGGTCTCTTTTGAAGCCACTTGTTGTCCTCCTAATTTTTTATGTGGACGAAATTTCGCGATTTATAATCCACTCGTGCATTTGCATACTTTCAACCCCATCGCGAGTTGACCAAAGTTGAACTCTAATTTCTCCGTAGTATGCTCCCAAATCTACGGAGTTAATAGTCGAGCTAGTCCCTACAATCCCCGTTTCCGTAGCAATCACGATATCCGTACTGTCCCTAAGTACCACCGAATACGTCGTACCTACTTCCGGACCAATGTTCCCCGCAGTTGTATCAATAATAGCCGCCGTTTGTTGAAGCCTGTCCCTATGCGCCCAAGAAATAACGACGTCTTCAGATGTCCCAAGCACTAAAGAAGGGTAAGCTTCCCCATTAATCTTAAATTGTCCTGGCGGATAGGGTCTGAACTGTCTTTGGCTCATGACAACACTCTGAATAGCCGCCGAGCCTAGGTCTAATGCGCCCAAGGAAGTAACGGGAAGTAGTTTTAACTGAGCAGTCATCCCTGTTACATATTCAATTTGATCAGACTCATCGAACCCATCCACAAAGTAAATCCGCGTGCCTGCTGCGTGAGCTACTGGAACAGTATCTAAACAGCCGCGGCCTAAAGTCACATTAAATACTGTAACCGCGTCAACTCGCACAATCTCGCTTCCTAGAAACGCGTAAACACCAAGTTGAATTTGGTCTAAGTCCACTGCTCCAACAAAAGGCATTACCGTTTGTAGCGTTGAAACATCCATAGAGATTAGAACTGACGGACAAAATACCCCTACGCCCGTTTGCTCAAAGCTAGCTCCCGTGTTGCTATAAATAAGAAAATTAATTTCTGAGTCAGTAGGTCGCACTGCAGTCGCAGAAACGTACCCCGAGTCTTGGTCTAGGGCCGCTGCACCACTATCACCTAATTGTTGAGCTATCTCGTAGTAAGGGGACTCAAATACCAAAGGAAATACCACAGCTGAGGGAGGTTGTGCGGGGTTTATCCAACCCGAAGGGGGTACCGGCGCGAAAATTGAAGAAGGTAAGGCAAATACATCCTCAACGCAGTCTATTTTTATTTGGTTGTTATCTAGCATTCCACGTTCCATATTTGAAATGCGCATTACCATTCGAACTATCCCATACTGAGGATACGACCAAACAAATACGTCACCTACGCTTAACGCGGAGGCTTTCCGTGTGGCATAAAGTGTGCAAGATGCAATAGGTACTGAAAGGGCAAGCAAGTCTCGCGAAGCTAACTTCTCTGCAAGCACCGGATTTGTTACACCGTTATATTGAATTTTGGTCCCAATCGTAGCGCCTTGGTCTAAAGCTAACGCCGGATCATTAACGGTAATAGTGTCGTCCTTTCCTGTATTTGGATTATGATAAACAACGGTTATTTGATTTGTAAGTTCGGCCACGGTTTTACGCTGGAACCCTTGAACTGAGGTAATGCTAGCTTCGTCGAGTACTAATAGGCTGTCGATATCATAACCCCCTCGTGTCAATTTTAGGATGTACTTCCCCGTGGTATTAGAAACAAATAAGCTTCCATCAATGTGGTCTAGAATTATTTGAATAAACTCAGTTAGCTCTACCTGCGTATCCCAAAGTATTTGTAGCGCAAAACCTTCATCGTACAGTGTTTGGGCACTCTGTATAAAACTAGTCTCGTCCACGTCAATCTCAAGCCCCCCCATACCCCAACTAGGGTCTGTAAGGCACTCTCTAATTATGTGTGCCGGGTTCATGCCTCTAGCAATAGCCGCGCGCGTGGGGTTCCATTGGGGGCTACCGTCGGTTTTAATATTTTGGCGAATAGCCGTAACCGACCAGTTTTTAAGGTATGGGTTAAGTCCTATATAGACCTGCTTAAGAACGAGTGAGGTTACCCCACGAAATGCGGGGATTACCGCACCTAGCTTCGCCATTAAGTAATTATTTTTTGGTTGAGTTGAAGATCCAAGGAGAACGTCAATCGCCCCAACTACCCCACCTTCCCTTGACTCCCCACCAAATAACTCAGGTTGGTTTATATTTATAGTACCGCCTGAATTGCTACCAGACCAAGCTTCTTTATCATCAATAGATATTTTAGTTATGGCCTCTACTCGATGCGCCACAGTGAAATGAGCCCCTATGTAGTATTTAAAGCCAACGGTTACTTTTTTACTACTTCCCATTACGTTCTCTCACCATATTTACTAGTTCAATTGCTTGATGGTCTCCCGTTGCTTCAAGCTCTTTTGCTTCTATCCCTTCGCGTAGAAACTTTCGCAAATCTAGATCATGCCGGGTGAAGAACTTACGTATGCCAAACATGCAAAATTTAGGCCGCATATCCGATATAGTTACCCTCACTTCTTACCCCCTTTTTTACGTATAGGTACTGACCTCAAATCCCCAAACCATACTACATTTATGCCCTTAATCTGACGTTCACCAAAAAGTACGGCAATAGGTTTACCTATTTCTGCAACAGGTGCCTCAACTTCAGTAAGTGCTTGTGGTTTGGCTATCTTAGGTTTAGGCGTAAGTACTGCTGATATTACCAAAGAAGCTACATAAAGTGCTAGCTGTGCCCACATTAGATTATGCTCGACCCATTAAAAGGATTTATTCCGGGTATAAAAGGAAACCCGCCATTGTTCTCTTCATTATTAAACTTATTAGCGCATGTTGCAAGAAGATGGTCACATCCAGCGTACATCCGTACCTGTCTAGTATTTGCATTAAATCCGAAGGGTCGAGATATCGTAAGATTAATTCCTTGGTGCGCTTTTATGAACCTACGTACTCCGTCAACGACCATAAAGCCCGCCGTAAACCACCCATCAGGTTTTGTGGCCGCGGAGGATACTTGGATAAGCGTACCCCCATTAAGTGACCCTGTTACTGTACCAATCGTCTCAAAGGCGGCCGCACTTGCTTTACACTGAATTGAGTAGACCACATGCCTACAGTTAATTTCGTGACTCGCGCGTAGCCCTGGCCGTTTAATTGAGCTAAAAACACTCTCGCATGACAGCGTAATTTCATTATCCGTAACGCCACCACTTAGCACGCGTCCTTTCCAATACGTTACGAACTCCCCATCGCTAGAATGCCCTCGGAATATTGTTAATCCCACAGTTTCGTTAGGTGCGAAATTTATAAATCTCTGACCAAAGCTATCGCTTTTTGGTAGCCGTACAGATAGCCCCCCACGGAAGGGGTCAACTCCCTGCTTAATAGTATCCCTGCTTATCGAAGAAGGTGCGTAGCTCTTTCCCTCATGAGTTACGGGTTCCGCGCTTGACGCAAATGCAAAAGACTCCGTAGCAATATTAAATAAGTAAAGTTCAACAACCTCACCTTGCGCCGTAGAATTTTCGCGCGTGGTATAACTCATTCTGGAACCTCTCTTACTGGGGCGCTAAACTCGGCGTACTGAAGTGCTGGATAGTTTAATTCGATGGTATCACTATCTAGCCGTACTTTCTCTAGGAACATAATTTTATCTATCTCAAATGGTAGGACAGTTGAGCTAAATACTTCGTCAGTAGAAATCTGTTCTCCTTCAGGAACTCCAAGTACGCCCGTTACCCTTCGCAGTAGCATACTACCATCAACTAGTCTGATAAGAATATCGCCTTCGCCGCTGTATAATCCAAAATTTACGGCGCGAACGATAATGCTTGCTTGCCCGCTATTAATTGGGGCGGCTATCTCTAAATCAGCGTTGAACGTAGGTAGCCAAAAAACACCTTGCTTACCTTTAAGTTGGTTTAAGAACGCCCTCAGTTGCCACCGCTGTTCCCTATTTATCCTAAGTTGGCTAATAGTTCGTAACTTAGAAATGTAGCCAAGTGAGTCTTCTACTTCTACCGGGCCCGACCCATTATCAAACAATGTTACCGATTGGAATATCTTTTCTGGTATGGGACTTCGGAGTACCTGGCAGTCTAAAACTACGGGTAGCCCTTTGTACTCAACCATTCCGAGTTCTTCAACTACGGGCGCATTATCCTCCACGGAAAATACTGCGGACATTGCGGTAAGCTTAGGTTCCCTTGTAAAGTCAATCCCCCCTAGCAACCTTGCAAATCGTACCGGATAAATCCTTCCCGAAATATCTGAGGGGAACGGGCGGTCAAAGGTAACTCGGTCGGGTAAAACGCTTTCTATAGTCACAACTTCAGACCTTCCGTCGTCCGCGAATATTGCTACTGTACTATTTGGCCTAAAAGAGGCAAAACGGGTATCAAAGAGTACTTGCGTTGCATCTAGTGCAACCGAAACATCTGACCCTTCCATCCAGACGGGTACCGCATACGACCTTGCGCCCCATCCCGCGGTTAGCAACTTAATCATAGAAAACTCGCGCGGGGTAACTTTATAGTCGTAGCTGTAGGTAGTCCGCGCCGCCATTCTAAGCGCTATTCTTTGTTCCCCTAAGTAGGCTTGCATTACATCTGTTTTCCATTCAAGCCGCTCCTTAAACCCACTGAGGGGTTTGTACGGGAACAATACAACTCGACTACCTGTGATCACAAGAATTGGGTCGTTCGCATTCATAAAGTCAAAGACGAACGAAGCATTAATTACTGAAGGGCCAATACGTGAGATCGTAAATTGATAGTTAACTTCTTGAAGTGCCATAAAGGTCGCAGGGGGTACCGGCCCTACCCAATTTATTCCCCCCGCGTTTCCCTCAGTAATTTCGGTAAGTGTCTTAGGGGAAAGGTAGCTATTCCACACGTTGACAGTGTAGGTTTCATTAGCCGCTAAGTTACCTACATCTATTCGAGAAGGGTTAATATGGATCCGGTAATAAAAGTCGTCAAAATAATCCTCAAGTACAAAGCCATTTAATGCCCGTTGCGCGGGTACAACTTGACTAAAGCCATCGCGACTGAGGGGTGCGTGGTTTACCGCGTTAGCCGCATCATAATAAACCCCCTCAAAAAACCACATCGGTTGGTTTATAACTTGTGCTTCTTGAGCTAGGTTTGAATTAAACGAAGCGAAGTCCGAAGGCTTTACCGCATCAACGCCTACGAGAGCTACCATGTTAGGTAACTTTTCTTACGGCAAGGGCTAAAGTGCCTGAATGGTTAATAACTTGATACCCGGAAGTGGCCCCATCCCTCACACTTACGTTTTTTCTTACTAAAGGATATATTTTCCACGTATCGGGGCCTATTACGAGTTCGTCACCATCAGAGTAGTTATCATTTCGACAAATTCGAATATGGGGTAGTTCTGCTACAAAACTTAGAAAATCTGCTTCCCGCACTTTCGTAATAATCATGCGGGATAAGATGATTTCCCCATTCCAACTATTTGGGGTTAAAGATAGGTTATATAAAGGGATATACGACGTAAGAAGGTCTCCATGTCCCGTGGTCCTTGGGCGGCCATTAATTGCGGATTGCAACCCCGCCCCGATATCCACCGCGCTGCTCATTTCCGTGGATGCATTCCCGTAATATCCCCCCAACCAAAAAGGCGCACTTGACCTCGAGGTATTCGCGGTTCCAGCTGTGAGGATTACACCCGTGGAATTTCTATTTTCCGTAGCACCCAACCCTCTAGCAACGGATGCGAAATACGCGCCGTTTGGGTTACCCGTCAGACTTCGCACTTCCCCAAAGCATAGCCACTGCCAGTACACTGTTTGGTAATTAACAAATACCATAATATCTGAGGGTGAAGCATTCACATGTATGTGGAACGTCAACGGGTAAGATAGTAAGGGTGGGTTACCTGAGAATGTGGATACTGGAGACTCGTAAAACCGCCCGGTAAAAGGAACTCCTATTAGCGACCCTCCACTAACACCCGTTCCTCCTTGAATAGTTAGTCCCGTGTCTATCGCCAACTTAACGAAGCTCACTCCGTTATTTAGGATATCCGTGGCTACCTCAGTCCAGCCGTTTGCAGTTGCCGCGTTAATTATGGCGGTTTTTAAATCAGTAGCACTTGTTGCCACTCCTGTTACATACGCCATTACGTTGACTCCGTTGCGGAAAGTTCTAGTGCAAAATAGTCCGCAAAGCTTGTGCGGAAAATATCTTGGATCACGATATGTTCCCTTCCTTCTATAGTGATCGTATTCTCTACCACGTTGTCGAATCCTGTAACGTGATACACCCCGTCTAGCCTACCATAGACATTATTTGGTACTTTAGTAGCTAGCTCGATAGGGATAAGAGAGTAGATATACTCCAGGGTACTAGCTCCCGAAGGCCGAATATACTGAGAAAGTTGGTAGTCCGGCCAGCTTGCTATAATTGCGTCCTGCGCCCAGGGGGACGCGAACACCTGAGCCCACGAACCATCCAACAAAAATACGCGCATTCTTGTAGACCCTCCTTTAACCCCGTAGGAGTGGTTACCCGAAGTATCGCTATATCGAGTAGCGGGACTTCCGGTAAGCGTGCCAGCAACGCACAATGGTTGAGGGTACTGGCTTGGTTGAGCATAGGGGAAGAACTTACCCGCGTAGAAACTTTCGTACACGGGCGTACCTACTTTAAGTGCGCCTGCAATTCTTTGGGGGTTCACGTCAAGCCAGTACCCAATATCTAAGTTGTGCGCGCAAAAACTATTTACTGGCGAAATGCCGGGTTGTGTGAGCCAAGTATTTCCCGAAACAAAACCCCTAGCAACCATCGTACTCATGTTGTAATAGTCGGTACCCGAATTCTCATAGGTTGCAAAACCGACGAATATTTCTTCGGTTCCTGAGTAGCCCGAGCCCTTAAGTAAAAGAGTTTGGGAGAAGAAGCCACCTACATCAACTGCGTCATCTAAATCTCGTAACAATTCCCATCCTGAAAGTACCGCAAAATCACGAATTTCTTTCAGCATATTAATGTGCGCTAATCCACCGGTGTTATCTACTGATCCTATTTTGCTAGCCATCTTAAAACCTCAAAGCCGCGCGATTGCGTTGAATTACATTCATAATAACTTTCTCGCCCGCGGTTGTTCCTAAATAGTCCCCAACAATTGCAGGATCTAATACGTTAATATTTGTTATTGATGGTAGCACTGAACTCGACTCGTTACTATTATTTCCTGAACGACTAACTTGGTCCAAAGTCCGGTCAAGTTTTGCACTTGTTTTCTCTGTTGTTACCCGCTCCCCTTTCTCAAGTAAGTAAGAGCCTGTTGTTGGCACTTTATCTAACCCTGAGTGCGCCATACCCTTAGTATGGTCCGTAACAGTTTCTTGCGGGTGTAGTACGGCCATAAAGCCGCCTTTCCCATCAACACCTCCGGAGCGTGCGCCCGACCCCGTGTACCCACCCCCATCAAAGGAACTAATTACCTTACCCGCAAGCCCCCCTATTGCACCAGTTTCGCCAAAGTTCCCGAATAACTCAAGTGCTAAAGAGGCCGCAAGTGCTTCAGAGACCATTTTTTGAAGCATTTTAACAAAGGACATACCTATGTTGTCAAAGTCTCCTTGTAGGATATCGTAAAGTCCCGAGCCAAGGGCGTCTTGTATGTTACGCGCCGCTTCTAACGTATACTCATTCATCTTTTCGTTAGTCGCTTTTTGAAGTTCAATTAACTGCTCTTGTCGGTCCGCTTCTATCTTAACTAACAACGCGGTCTGAGCGTCACTCCCCACAAGTGTATTTGCGAGTATTAGTTCGCGCCTACTTTGGTAACTCTCCTGAATAACCTGCTCTTCTTTTTTCAACGTTTCTACTAAAGTATCAAAGCTGTCTCGGTCGTTTACCTCGTCATCTCGTTGCTTCTTTAACGACTCCTGAAGGCGTGCTTTCTCGGCAAGGGTGAAATTAGTCGAATCCTCAAGGATTTTCTTTTCTTCATCGTATTTAGCCCGTATTGCTTCAGTTTCTGTTCGAAGTGACTCAGCAACACCCGTGGCGGCAGTATCAACTTCTTTTTGTTTTTCAACTGCCCGTTGACGTTCGCTGAGTAGCTCAATTTCAGTTATTAAATTTTGTGAATTTGCTTTTTGTGCATCATTTAAGTTTAGTAGGCTAGCCTCATATTGATAATTTGCTCGTACATTATCCTCCCCAAACTGAGCGCGAACTTGAAGCAAGCGAACTTCTTCTTTGAGTGAACTCACAAATTCTTTAGCTGACTCTACTGACTGCTCCAGTGCCTTAGTTGCTTTTTCGCGTGCATCCTTTTCCCGCTCAAGATACTCTAGTTTAGTGGCTAACGCCGCACCTTCCGCTTGTTGTTGGGCATTACCCCCTTTAGCTTTAATGTTATAGCGTGCAACGGCATCCGCCGCTAATCCAAATAGCTCAACTTGTTCGCGAAGATTCGCTACTAGCTTTTGCGCATCCTCGTTAAACGGTATCTCTAACTTACCCGTTAGTCCAGAAAGGACCGTAAACTCCTCTTCGAGTGCTTTAGTATCTATGGTAAGAACAATCGCATTAGCTTTATTGTATTGGCCAATTTGACCGTACAGGTCTTTTAAGCTTGATCGTAGTTCCGCATCATCGTAGTACTCAACACCGCCTACTCCGAATATTACCCGCTTTCCACCTGCTTCTAATCCACTATTTAGCTTTTCAATAATTGAGTCAACTTCTGACTCCAATTCTTGAATAGGTTTTGTGATCGAACCATCCGCTAGCGAACTGATACTAGTTTGAAGTGAGTATCGTAAGCTGTTTAGTTCTTCTTTTGTTTTGGTGAAGAGGGAGAAGTTTTGTTTGCCGGTTCCTAATACTAATGCACTAAAATAACTACCTTCGATCACGCGATCAATTTGTTTTATTTCGGCTTCAATTTCATCTGCAATTGCAAGGTTGCCCGTGACTTGCGCCATGGTGCGGCCAAGCGTATCTGCAAACTCCCCAACTAGGGCTATGGCTTGAATAGCTGCCGTGGAGATACTAATAAGACCACTAGCTATGAGTCCTAGCCCTTGAGCGGTAGCTGGGTCTTCTAGCAGCACGCGTAAGTCATCAAGTGCGCCTACAAGTTGTTGAGACGATCCACTTGCTTCTAACTGCTCGCCTACCATAAGTACAAGTGAGTTACGAACTCGCGTATTCGCTTGGCCGATAGTCACACTTGTAAGTTCAAATTCTTTAGCTATTTGTTTAGATTGCGTTTGAAGGGCTTTAACCACTACTTCGGAAGTTAACTCCCCTACATTCGCCATATCCCTAAGTTCGCCAGTAGTTTTATCTAGCGCGTCCGCAAGTACCGTAAGTAATCTAGGCGCTTGTTCCGCAACGGAGTTAAATTCTTGGCCGCGTAACGCACCCGCTGCTAGACCCTGGCCTAACTGAATAATCGCGGCGTGCGCACCTTGGGTAGTCGAGCCCGAGATAACAAGGGATTTGTTTACCGTTGTAACAATATCCCCCATCTCTTTTTGAGATAAGCCTAAAGCGGTAGTAGCTAGCGCAATACGCTGGTACAACTCTGCAGTTGCCCCCAATTGCGCCCGAGTATCTTGCGCGACCTCATAAACTAGTTTTTGTGCTATCGCAAATTGTTCATGTCCCGCAGTCGCTACTTTTAATCGGTTATTTAGCGAAATATATTCGTCAGAATATTGTTGTACGCCCTGAGTAAGACTTCTAAAAACAGCAACCGAGGCAAAAGTAGCTAGGCTACGCGTGGCATTTCGTACACTACGCTCAATTGAGCGCATGTTTTTATCAACAGAACGCCCCGCCTTATTCATACCTGGAGTAAATTTACTAGTATCTGCAATAAGGTCGAGCGTTAGGGTTCCGAGAGACCGCTTACTTGCCATTTGTTTTTCCTTCCGCTGCTATTTGCGTAAATAAACTAAATATTTCTTCTTTCGTGCCGTAGCTTTCTTGCGCATCCTCAATCCACAAGCTAAAATCAGCTGGTTTGTAATTCTCCCCATTCTTCTTTGGCATTAGCCCTTGAGCAAAAAAGGTAGCTATTTGAGCAAGTGACCGGTCTAGTTTCTTTGAGCCATTTAAGGACCCATTCTTGTTCGCGTATTTGATCCAGTTAGTATACTCAGACCACGATACGTTTCGCTGTGCTTCTGCAACGGTTCGGCCACCTACTCCCGCAAGAACTAACTCATGCCAAAATTCTACTTCTCGGCTGAGGGGAGCGTCTCTTTCTTCGTCGCTTCCTGCTTTCCCAAGCCTGAAACCTCGTTAATTGCTAAGGCCAAGGCGAACACTACATCTCGGCCCAAACCCCCGCGCTCAACATCTTTTTTAGTTTTGGGGTCTTTAACCATGATGGGTGCGCCATCTTCGTTATATCCCGTAACATCAGATAACCGAAAAACAGGGGCACCTTCTTCATCACAAACTGCCGAGCAAATACGGCGTGCAAGGATGTCGTCTTCATTACTGATACGAACTTGTTGCGCTGCGTCGTAATACGATAGGGGTCGAATCCAAGTGGTGAACTCGACTTCTTCGCCACTTTCTAACGTAATCGCGACTTTCTTTTCAACTAGGCCACCAGTGAACGCCCCCGCGCTTCTTAAGCTTTCAAGAGTCAATTGCGCCATTATACGGCCTTCGCACTAATTGTAGGTTCGCCAGAAATTTGAATTCCGACTGTTGATTGAACAACTGCGTTTTGAGCAAAGCTAAAAGGATACGAAGTCATAAAGCCTTCAAATTCAATCCAACTACGTGTGGCGGGAACGTCCAAATTACCCGCTGTATCCGCGGTAGGAACTGCGATACCATCGGAAAAACCAATTGCCCAAGGAAGCGTAGTGCCCGCAACTTTAAGTTGGTGTAATCGCAAGTGACTCGCATCTGCGGGGTCGAAGTTAATTCCAAAGGATGCTTGGCCGGGCGTAGCAAGACCTGAGATGTATGTTCGTGCTAGTGACTCTAGGCACGTTGTTTCAAGCTGTTCATTTGTGGTATCAACGCCATCAATTGAGGTTACACACCCCACAAGTAATACCGCGTCGTTTTCAGGGTCTACCGTGTATAGGTAAGTACCTTGTGTTTTAATAGCCATCTTAATTACCTCAATAAATTTTAAATGTTAGTTACTCGCTTGTATTTTACCCTCTTAGTAGCCCAAAAGGGAACCAAGGTCAATCCCTCTTGTGAACCCAGTCTATTTCCATAACGAGTAAATAGTCTCGGGTACTTGGGGCGCGACCTAGCAGGGAGTAGGATAGGACGTGCGCAAATGGCTCAACTGCGACCTGTATCGCCCTGGCCGCGTCCACTACGCTGCTTCCTGAGTCCCCTACAAATTCAACACGTATTGCATGGGAGTCGATGTCTGGTGCGCAACTTAATGTGTTTTCAGGAGACGTTGTAAACGAGTATGCCACATACGGCTTCTGCATTTTTGCGGGTACCTCGCCAAAAGGAACAACTCGACAGGGGGTTGACCCAAGTAGTGCCTGCACAGCAATGTCTGCGGAAACAACTTGAAAAAATGGGGGAAACATTATTTACTCCTTCTTGCTTTCGCAATTGCTTTATCTAATTCCTTATCCAGTGTTTTAGTGTACATGTTGGTTATTCTTTGTGCTTGTTGCGCAAGTTGCTTACCAAAAAAGAACTTGCCGGGAACGGGCCTTCCTGTTCTTGCCGAAGTAAAACCGAAATTCACGAAACGCCAATAGAAAGTTGAACGACCTGGGTTTGACTCATACTTTTGTTGTTCCGCTAGCGTGAGATCTTTTGCACCCCCCATTACCCCGATTCGATACATCTGATTGCCCGTTTGCCTAAAGTATCGACGACTATAACTTCTAACTATATTTTTAGAGATGTTGCTCGGCGTTGCGGGGTCATCAACGAGAAGCGCGTCGGCTCTTGCCGCGGTAACTAAAACGTCCGCTGCTTTACGGAGTGCAGTGAGGGAGGACTTTCTACGAACCTCCGTACCTACTAACTTTAGCCGCGCTAGAATTGACCGTCGCTCGGCTTGGTTAAACTTTATTTCCATACCAGCTCCAAATGTCGTCGTGTTCAGTAGGTTGCCAGCCTTCAACCCAAGGGCCACCTAACGTGAAATGGGCAAGCTTCGGCGCGTCCGGCATTTCTTGCACGCCAACTAACCAATTCCATTCCGCAGGCAACTCGCCAATTTCAGAGTCATCAAGCCAATAAAAGCGGTGAAGGTCTCTTCCGGGGCGTGAGTTTACATCATGGAGTGATAGGCGGTGGTTAGAAGGATGGTCACAATTAAATAACATAACTGAAGACCAGTTCTTACGTCGGTAAGAGGTTTGTGCTAGTCCACCCATCTTAACGCCTTCCTTGCCGAGATGATCATGCTTAACAACCATAACCGCTTTACTTGGGTCTACGTGCGCTAAAATATCATGCGGGTCTACTAAAAATACCGTGTCACAATCCACAAATAAAACCCATCCACTCTGATTGATAATTGGCGTTAAAAATCTACTTGTGGAGAATTCGGTAGCGCTTGGAGCATTGCTTATTAAATCGTAGTACTGGCCCCGCTTATCCATTAACCTAGAATACAGCCCCTGAGACCTTAACTTTTCTTCATTTAGTAGGTCTATAGAGATTGCACGCTGGGTATGGGTGGCAACGGACCGTACTAACGCGTCTAGCGCTTTTTCTTCTAAGGGGTCGTACCCTACAACAATTTTCATTTAATCGCTTCTACACGCATATCCCGCGCAACTCTGGCACCGTGTGTTACCGGATTTAGTATCTTAATTTGTTTAAAACCCGCACTCTTCAACAACTCGGTGATTGTTGCGGGGTGATACCCGTGGCTATGCATCATAAAGGGGTCTTTATGA